TGATGACACCTTTTTTTCATACAAATCCTTTATGAATCCAAATCATACGAAAACCCTTGAAAATACTGGATTTTCAAGGGCTTTGATGTTCTTCTGATATTCGCTTGAATTATCTCTTGCATAACTCCGAACGCCTATTTTACTGCATTTTTTGACCATTTGTCAGTTACCCGTCTTTTACGCATATTCTCTCAAGCATTTTCCCGTTGCTTTATTATATCACAACTGCTCGAACTGTACATGCTCGGATTCTCCGGAGAGGTAAAGGTCGCCGATTGTTCTGACCATCTTCTTTCCGTCGACAACATGAATCTCTTTCACATAATATGACTGTCCTCTGATAGCACGACCGCAGATGTTGTCATTGCCCCATTCTGCCGAACGTCTGATATTGAGTGAACCGTCACAAATGACTGTCACCCTCATTTTGCCCTGCGGAATGATGACCTTGTCCTCCTGCTGCTCCTCTGTTGCCTTGTCTGCCTCTGTATTCGCTCCATTTTCGCCGTTTTCCTGTTCGGTCGGTGGATTTGTCGCCTTGTCCTCGTTTGAGGCGTTCTCGTCGTCCTCTGCGTTCTCCTGCTGTGTTTCCTGTTCATTGTCTCCGGTGACTGCTGCCACGGTCTCACTGTCTACTGTTCCCGCAGGTGTTCCGTCCTCATTGAACGCCGGAATGCTACCGTCCGGATTCGTCTGCAACGCTCCCTCCAGAACGTCATCCGTGAGTGAACCGATGACCTTTCCGGTTTCATCCCAAACGACGAGGCTCTCGTCCTTTGCTGCTGCCTTGAGTGCTGCATCAAGTTTCTTGTACTCTTTGCAGTCCTCTTTCTTGAACTCCGTTCCTTTGCCTAAATAGTACAACATGATTATCCCTCCTATTTGCTCAAATATTTACTTGATGCATAACCGACGATATTCTTATAAACCACATACAACCATTTCACGCCGTTGTGGTCGTTATAATATCCATAGCACTGGACTTTCTCTCCGTTTTCCATTACCGCAAGGATTGACTTTCCTGTTCCTGCTCCCGCACGGAGGTTCAATCCGGATGCAGTCACCTTGTATGTTCCTGCAAGGCTCTTGTCGAATCCGTGTGCAACATCAACCTTTGTGTTGCTCTTGACTGGTGTTGTGTTGGATGCTCCCGCTCCGGATGACTTTGCACCGTCTGTGAGGTTTGTTGCTGTGTGAGCACCATCATTCAACAGAATATCTCCTGCAAGCAAATACGCATCCGATGTCAGATATTTGTTTTCTGTCAGTACCTCGAATCCTGCTGCCTTGAGTGCTGCTCGCAGGTTTCCGGTATAACATGCCGTACTCACCTTTTTCAGTGCGTCAATCCCCAGTCTGTAACCTGCACCCTTTACGATTGCAGCGACACCGGATGAACAGTCTGCCTCACATGCAACTGTAATCTGTGCAGGGTCGAAATTTGAATCTGCAAGATTCGTCCAAAATGTACCCCTGTGAGACTGACAATATCCGATTTTATTATTGACTGCTGCTGCCTTTGCCATGCTCGCAATCATCGCTCTCACTTTTGCGTTCGGGTGACGGAGAACGCATTTCCACGGTCTACTATACCAATTTATAACCTGCCACTCTGTACCTGTTTGGTCTCCGGCTTTTCCTCCGGAGTATCTTCCGTTTTCGTCATGTCCGCAATTTGAAATCATTTGTTTTCCTCCTTGTCAAAATCGTCTGCTTTGAATCCGCACAATTCCGGATTCTTTTCTTGTATCTTGTCATATATCATCAATCCCGCCACGATTAGAGGTGTACACCACCACATCACCGCAGCAGGAATTGAAATGATGAATCCGGTCAACCTTGTTATGTGTTTCCCGAATTTTGCCTCGTCCGTGTCAGAATAGCAATCCCCGTATTCTCTCATTTCTTCCCGAATTTCTCTGTCTAAATCAAAAGAAATTTTTCAAAAATACAGATTTACCGCCACCCATACGATGACAGCGACGATTGCATATATCAGCACGATTGTGTGTGCGTTTCCGGTTGCGAAATCACATATCCTTTTCAACCGTTTCACCTGCCTCACCGCTCACAAGCGTCTGCATCGCTTTGTTGTTCTCAAGCATCTTTTTCATTCTCTCAAGTGCCTCGTCAACCATCATTGAAAAAGCCTCAAAAGAAATCACTCTCGCAAGCCATGCGAACCGTGCGACGAACATATCATATACATATCGCAGTTTGATTTGACCTGTACCGCCTCCCAGTTCCTTTTCTGCCTTTGTGACTGCATAGAGCAGCCATTCTCTCACTTTGTTCAACTGTTTGTCTGATGGCATTTTCACGAAAACATATACTGCATATCCTCCCGCTGCACATACCGCAATCAGACCCACAATCACAAACCAATTCTCGACGATGTATTTCATCCTTGTACCTCCTCGTCATCCTGTTCCGGTTCGTCATTGTGTTGTATTTCTCCGTTTGACTTTGTTCCCTTGACCGTTTTCACGGACTTAATGAGTGCCATTGCACCGCCCTCAACCGAAAGAAATCTGAATACATTCTCAATCAGTGTCGACGGTTCTGAACCCATCCGCAAAAACACAAATATCATCACGACTGTAAAGATAAATGCTGCAAGAATCAAAGTGAATACAACACGTTTCATGAACAGACCGGACACCTTTTTGTCATGTCTCTCTTTTCGCTCTCTTATCCGATACATTCTTTTCAGATGCCGGATTCTGATGCGTCGTTCCTGTTCTGTCATTCTCATGTATTGCCTCTTTTCTGTGAGGTTGATTCTTGCCCGTTTCCCGCCCTCCTGTTATCGGTCGGAATGCTGTTCTCCGTCCAGTCTCTTGTGATAACTCTTGAGTGACTGTTCCACAATGACAACACGCTCTCTCAATGTTTTCATCTCCTCACGGTTCTCTCTCGATTCCCGTTTGATGTCTTTGAGGTCGTCTGCGATGTTCTCAAGTTTCACCATCACCATTGTGTCGGTTGTTGCTCTCTGTTCCGTCTCTTCTTGCGTGTCTTTCTTCTCATTTCTCTGCTTTGAGCAGATTCCGAAAAAGATTGCACATGCAACAGATACTCCGGAGAGCAACAGGGATATTTCAATCGTCAACGGCATTCTCCTTTCCGAACTCTGTCGCCTCGATGTCGTCGGTGTCGCAATATTTCCGCATGTGATATTCGAGAACATCCATCTCCCTGTCTGTCTCCTCTACCTCCTGCCGGAGTTCCGCTCTGACCGCCTCCTCGATTTTCGACTGTTCAATGATTGTTTGCTGTTTTTTCACGATTGCCGATAGATTTTCCGTCACATCGCACAATCGTGATATTATTTCAAGCGGACTCATTCTGTATCACCGCCGGAGAATTTTTCTCCTGTGATATATTCATATTCATCCGCTGAAATGCTGCCTTTTGCGACACGCTCGGAAATCTGTTCCTTTGTGAGAGTGCCTTTTTTGTACATTCTTTTGAGACTTTCAACAAGCATTTTCATACTAAATCAATCCCTCCTCAATCAACTGCTGTGTGTATTCGTCAATGACCGCATCTTTCTGAAACTGTGTCACTGATTCGACGATTCCGGATGTGTTCTCCTCAACGACTGACTTCATGAGTGCCATGTTCTCATATTCCTTGACTGTCATTTCTTTCTCGTCGTACTGCCATTCGGTCACTGTCTGCATCTTTCCGTCGCTGCCCTCAACCTCTCTTGTCACCTGTTCGATGTTCTTACGCAGGTAAACCGTTGACGGCGACGATGTCCTGTCGACCTCCTCCGGCTTGTCCGGCTGTGTTCCTGTCACCTTTTTCCAGTCTGTCATGTTCATTCTCCTTTCTGCTATGCTTTGAAACTATCCTCTTGAGTTTCTTGACGTTGATTTTTGGTTTGATGTAATCAATGTAATAGTTGTATGTGTCCGTGTGTTTGAACAATCCCATATATGACAACATCACCGATGCGTTATACCATGAGATTTTATCCTGCTTTGAGATATGGTTTGCCTTACGTCTCGCAGCCTCAATGTTTGATTTCCGGATGGTTGTCCGGTCATGGTGAAATTGAAATCCCATAAAATCAAGCATACGACCCTTTGTGACCTGCTTTCCGTCTTTATCGAGTACCGGATTCCCGCCTTTATCAAATACCGGATATTCAAATCTAAACACCTGCCAATCGTCTTTTATTTCAAGGTCGAGATTGTCATTCAGATATGTTTCGATTGCTGCATGTATTTTGTGCAGTTTCTTTTTGCTCTTTCCCAGTATCACCATGTCGTCCATATATCGCATGTAATGCTCTGCATGGAGTTCCTCCTTGATGTAATGGTCGAGTGCTTTCAAGTAAAAATTGCCGAACCATTGTGATGTGAAATATCCCAACGGAACGCCTTTTCGTATCTCCTCAATAATTTCTTTCAGTTCATCAAACATCGCTCCTGTGATGCCGATTTCCTGCAATATCTCCAACGCTCCGGAGATGTCGTCAAATGCTATGCATCCGACAAGCGTTTTCGTCTGCTCTGCATCTATCTCAACACCTGCATCCGTCAAAATCTTTGCAACGAGTGCTATTTTGTCATGTTCAATCAGTATGCAGAGTAATCTATAAAACCGTTTATCTCGAATTACCTCTTTGAGTTTCCTTTTGAGGATTCTCCGGTTTATGGATTCAAAGAAATGGTGAACATCCATCTTGAGAACAAAGAATTTCTTTCCGTCGTAGGAATCAAGCCATTTTCTCATGTACTTCTTTCCGTAATGAACACCCCTGTCCGGAATGCTCCCGCATGAAAATTCATACAATCCATTCATCACAATCGGTTTGAACTGACCTATTGCACAATGATGAATAACCTGCTCATATTTGTAATGCGGTTTCAATATACGGCGTGTTTTCTTGCTGCTGCTCTCGTTGATGATGCTCGGTTTGTGATAGTCCGGAATGAACAACTCCTCTGTCAACATCTTTTTCAAGAGTTCTGTGTGTTCATCGAGGTTCTCTAATACCTCCCGCACATCATTCCTGTTCTTTTTCTTTTTGGATGCATTTATAAAACACTGTTTTATGTAGTCGTCTTGTAACATTGGTTCATATAGGTTGTTGTAACTTCTCATATAGTATTTTCTTATCTCCTATCGGTTTTTGTGCGGATGCTTACTCAACCGACCCTATATCCGGAATGATTTTCGCCTTGTGGCGTGGGATATAGGCTGCATTTGATTAAACGCTCCGATATGAGAAGAAATTGGACGCACCGACGTTCCAGTTCGCATTGCCCGCAGAATTGTTCAAATTCAAGTAATCCGCACCGCAGTTCTCGCCATTGTTACAGTTACCGCCGACAAGGGCGACCGCAGGGAGCAGGAACACCGCCCGACACCGCACCCTATATCCCTATATTCATTTTTCTAAAAACGACCACACCGCCTAACGGCGGGAATAGCGGAGGCGTTCCCCCTCCGTTCCTCCCCCTGCTGCTTACGCAGCGATAGGCTGTTCTAAGAAAACGGACGCACCGACGCTCCAGCTCGCATTGCCCGCAGAATTGTACAAATCCAAGGCATCCGCACCGCAGTACTCGCCATTGTTACAGTTACCGCCGACAAGGGCGACCGCAGTTATTCCGGCGTTCCACCAAAAATAATCACATGTGTATGTGCTACTGCTGCCACCTGTCGAATTGACAATGCGTCCGAATCTGCTTGACTTCGTTCCTTTCTGATAACCGCTACCCGTTGCCGTGAACGTGATTCCGACCTTTTCAAAGTCTTTTCCGGTCAGATTGTACGGAGGTGTCATTTTCGCAAGGATTTCTCCTCCGACCATCAACAGACCGTTGATTCTATCCCAACTGTTGCCCCACCATTTTTCAATGTAGAACACTTTGACCTCATGGGTTGTGTCCTTATAACCGAAAAACTGTCCTTTGTCTGTCAGTGTTCCGGTCGCAAGGTGTCCGTAATTCTGTGATGCGTCGTTCACATATCCGGTTGTCTGCCCCTGTCCGAACGCTGTCTGCGAATTGTCTGTCTTCGACATAATCTTGAGCATACAATTCAACAGGTTTCTTTTGCTCCATGAGCCAATGTTCCAACCGCTGCCGTTTGCCTTTGCTCTTGCAATCTCTGTTGATGCGTTTGTGTTATACATGAGTGCCTGTCCTGCAAGTGAGCGGATGCGTGTTCCATCATACGAACCGCCAAACATCGGGAAATAGAGTTTGTCCGCATGTGAACCGTCCTCTCTGACATATGCGTCATCGTTGTATGATTCATCGTACTGGACGTTTGAAATAATCATGTACTCATAGTTTCCGACTTCAAACTGTGAGAGCCAAATCTTGCCCTTGTCACCGCTGCCATCGAATACACTCATTGCATTTCCTCCGTATGCCGTGTTTGAGACATCGGATGCCGTTTTTCCGTCTGCTTTCTTTGTGTGGTCGTTCGGGTCGAGTTTATAATCTTCTGTACCGTCATATTTGACCATTGCCGGATAATTGTTCTTTACAAAAAAGACGTTTCCCCAGTCTCCAAAATCGAACCGTCCGGCAGAATAATTCATCGCAGCGGGTGTCATTCCCACCGCATCGAAAAGATATGTGCATCGTGTCGCCGGATTGCTGTCATTTTTGTTGATTTTCATTCCGTAACGCTTTACACCCTTTATTCTTACATCTTCCCCGACTGCTGCCAGTATAGCGTTTGTATTCGCATATGTGCGGTCGAGTGTGTCTTTGTCTGCTACTTTTACAATCAAGTCTCCACTTGCCATTTTTTACGCCTCCCTTATCGTCAAAATTCCATCCTCAACCGTGAGGACACATGATTTCTTTGTGACGGTGTCAACCATAGTGTTGAGACCGTTCACAATGCCTTGACACGCTTTTGCTGCTGCACTCGCTGTCGACGCTGCATTGTTTGCCGTTGCTGCTGCACCGTTTGCACTGTTCGTCGCCTCTGTCATGTTCTTGCTGAAATTGTTCACGGTGTTCATATATCCCTGTGTCAATGTCAGTATTTCCTCATAACGGGCATTGTTGACGATAATCGGCAGGTCAAAGAATTTCTTTTTACCATCTCCCTGTCTGATTTGATAATGACCGGATGCATCAAGTTCAACTCCGATTTCTCTTTCCTTGAGAATCAGAGTGTCCTCAACTGCTTTCCAGTCTGCCGTTGTTCCGGTGCATGGTCTGATTGCTGCCATTGTTCAACCTCCTTTGCTCCGTGATTATGGAATATATCACACAATCACTCCTTTGTGTTCGTTTCGCCGTCTGTTTCCAGTATCGTGGAATTATACTGCTAATTGTCGTGAGGTCGGCGTTCCTCCGTCAAAATCAACACCCTCATTCGCATTTCTGACCTGTGGTGTTGCTCCATCAATGAAAATCGGTGTCACGGTTCGCAGGTATGGTGTTTCACCGTCACAATCAAGATACATGCTCGAATATAAAGCCTCGGCACGGTTGAAATAGTCCTGCACACTCTCAAGGATTTTCTCTGCGGATGCAAGCAGGGAATTTTGAATCGTGTCATCAATATCCTTTTTATCCTGCTCGACCTGTTTCTTTGCCTCCTCGACTGCTGACTGCATCTGTGACACTTCCTGTCGAATCTGCGTCGCCGTGTTCAGTGTTGCCTCAAGCTGCTCTTGATTCTGCAACGCATCCTCTGCCCTTTCTGTGACCTCTTTGCAGTCCTTTGTCGCCTGTTTGGTCGCTGCGGTCGCATCCTCGGCGTTCTTGACCGCCTGTGATGTGTCCTGCTGCCTCTGTTTCTCCTGTTGGATGCGGGTGTTCTCATTTTCCTGTCGGCTCTTTTCCGCTGCTGCTCTTTCACTCTCTGCCTTTACCCTTGCATTTTCTGCCGTCACCCTTGCTGATTCTGCTTTCTTGACTGCTGCATCCGTGTTTTCAATGGTCTCAATATGCCCCTTGATTCTGTTCTCAAGGTCTGTGAACTCATTTGATGACAGGATTGCATTTTCATCCCTCTGTGACTTCTCAATCTCCATCGTGAACGATGCGGATGTGATAATCTGTGAATCATCGCTTGTCCGGATTTCAATGTCGCAATACGCCGTTCCGGAGACTGCAAGTGCTTGATTTGTCAGTTCGACCGTCACCTCCGAACCGGAATATGTGCATGTGTTATACACATGTTTCCCGTCCGGCTTTGCGATATTGATGACCACTCTCGACCCTGTCGGGATTGTGTACGGTTCACCGTTATTGAGTAATTTTGCAATGATGAATCGTGTCGCCTTGTCTCCCTGCTTTGCAGATACTAAATATCTTTTTGTGTCTCCGGACATCTCAAGATTGATGTTCGTCGTCAATTTCGTCAACGCTGCCATGCTCTCACCTCCTCTCGGTGTTTACTGCTTATTCTTCCGGATTCTCCGGATGTTCCTCCTCGGTCTGCTCCGGTTCGGTTCTTAAGGTTCTCTTTGCTGCCTTTTTCGCCTTTTCGAGTTCCTCGTCTTTTTCTGCCATCATTGCATTTGTTGAGTTTATGAGTTCAATCTTTGCCTCACTCCTCACCTCTGCCAGTACGGAGGAAAGAACGCCGTCCATGATGCAGGGAGGTAACGCATGTTTTTTCTGTATCACCTCCATAGCGTTGAGGATTTCTCCTTTTGCACATTCGATTCTTACTGCGATAGGTGTATTCACGATTATTCCTCCTTTGCTGTCTGTGCTGCTGCCTGTGCTGCAAGCAGCATGTCAAGTTTCTTGTCGATGCTCTGCAAGAGTTCTGTGTTCGTTTCCTCTGCGGATTCTCTTGTCACAACCTCTGCGGTCTCGTTTGGTTTTGATGTACTTTCCGCATCATCCGGAAACTTGAACTCCGGCTCTGCTGCCTGTTCGATGTTTTCATCATTCATCTGCATTTCTTTTCCTCCTGTTTTATCCATTACTCCATGAACCCGAAATCAAAATCCCGTTCTTGAATTGTAATGTTGCTGTTGACCATTTTGACAATGTTCCGTTGCTGTTCACTGCTAAAGGCTGTTTGAATGTTAGTGTTCCATTGATTGCCCCATCCTCAAAACTCACATTTCGCAATTTATAATAGTGCATGTCAATGTCTGCTCCCGCATGTAATCGCCCCGCTGCATAATTTCCACATTGCTGTGTGCAGTACGCCCATTTCATTATGTACGCACTCCCGTTCGCACTCTCCTTATTCGCCCATGACATATAAGCGGTATTATATTCAATATCAAAGACAAGTCCTCTCTGACTGTCATTTCCTGTCATGGTATTTGTTCCGATTTTCCCGACATAATTTCCGTCACGATAGAAATGTTCGCCGTTGTAATCGAATCGTGTTCTTTTTGTATTGTCGTCGATTGTTCCGGTGTACATCGTGATTCCGGTTGTATCAAACTGCATGTATGAACTGCCTTTATTAAATGCAATCCGGACGTTGTACGCATTTTGAGTGATTAGTGTTCCGAAATCATCGGAATTGACCTTTTTGTTTACCTCGGAGGTTATCTGCTCCGCAGTCACTTGAATCTTTGCATCTGCATACAAGGAATACAGACCCAACACCTCAACGTCTTTGATGTACACGGGTGCGTTCTGCGTATATGCGAAAATATAAATATATTTTGTTCCCTCGGAGACAGTGATTTCACGTTCAATCGTCGTGAACTCTGTACTTTTCAATGCTCCAGAGGATGTCGTTGCATAACTTCCTAACGCTGACACCTGCACCCTTGCCGTGTCCTCATATCCCGCTGCTGTCGCTGCCTTATATCTCACACGGTACGTTCCCGCAGGTAACTTTCCCAGTGTTTGCCGTATATAGGAACTGGTTGTTGATGTTTTCAAAATCTTTGCAACTGTTCCCAGTCCGGACACATCCATCACGGCATTGTTTTCCTCATTGCTGTTGTACCAATTATCATCAAGTCCGTTTGAAAAATCTCCATTCACAACATAGTTGTGCATTGAGTTTTCCTCAACATGTTTGACCTCTTGATATATCTCCTCTTTCGTGGCTTTTATCAAGGAATCCATCTGCACGGATGTATAATAGTTTTTCAGTGTATAGGCAACGCCCGCCTCGACCGCCTCTTTCGATGCCGTGATTTTGCTTTCAATCTCCTCTGTGGTCGAATAGTTCTCAAGGACTTTCTTTGTTGCCCTGTTGGAGATTGAGATTGCCTCCTCGGTCGCTGCTGCCGTCTCCTCTTTCTGAATTTCTGCGAATGTCTTTCTCGCATTTGAAATCTCAACTGTGTTCTTTTCCGGTGTCTCCGGATATTCCGTGATTTTGACAATCCTCTGTTTTTCTTTCGTTCGGGTTTTCTTCGACACAAGCGTGACCGTGTCTCCGATTCCGTATGAAAGAATGTCTTTGTACTCCTCTGATGCTTTCGCAAGGTCGACCACCTCTGCGGTGTATGCCTTGTATGGTCTTGACATTTCCTCAATCTTTGCTGTCGCATCCTCAATCAGACTTGTGGTATTGGTATATCTTTCGTCTTTCCAAACATACGCCTTGATTTTGGAACTGTACTGAAAATTGTCGATGTAATCTTTTCCGGTCAACCATTCCGGTGTGATGCCGTCCTTGCCTATCGGATAGATTCTTGTGTAAAAATCGTATGTGTCCGACTTCAATGATATTTTCCGGAGGTTCAACCCCTCCATGAAATAACACCCTTTGTCGCTGCCTATCCGGTCATATATGTCGATTGTCTTTGTCAGTGAATGGATGATGCACTCGCAGCGGTATGTTGTGAGGCACTTTTGCAGGACATCCCATGCGGTGACACTCTCCTGCTCGTCGATGGTTCTTTTCTTTGTGACGGTACATATTCCGACATGCCATCCCGTACCCTCAAATGCAAACTCAAGACATGCCTTGATTGTCTGCTCCTGTGATTCAAAACCATACGGGAACGCTGTTCCCTCCAACTCCTCGACATTGAGAACTGCTGTGTATTTGTTGAATTGTTCTCCCTTTTCAACCGCTTTGATGACATATTCGTCCGTTTTGGTGTGTATATAATATTCTTCTTTTAACAGGTCAACCAACGCTCCCGCTGCCGGATAACTGAACGACAACTCTTTGTCTCCGGAATCCAGTGTCGTGGTGATTTCCCTGTCCTTGAATCCGGACAATGTTCCGATTCTTTTCTTTTTGTCGTTAAAAATCTGCAATGCTCTCACCTCCTAAATCCACATAGGCGTGTATCTGATAGTCACTCTCGCCTTTGTGTTGGAGAATGTGAGTGCTGTTTCTCCGGTCTTTAATACCGGAAACGTCCACATGTTCACCTTGTCGAATGCATTTGCCCCGTCGATTGTCACAAGTCCTGTCTTTGCATCTATCACAACCGTCTTTCCTGCTGCCAAACTCTCAATGATGATGTCATCCTCTCCCAGTCCGGTGATTGTGTAATTCGTCAAGGCACTCTTTGCATATACCTCCACAACGCACGGAGCGTCTCTTGTACCCACTTTATAGAACGATGCAGAGGTTTTCCCGTCGAATGTGATTGAGAGGTCGTCATCGACGAAAAAGCCGTCAAATTCGAGGTTTACAATGTATCTCTGTTTTACATTCTTTTTTTCGTAGTCATTTGTTGTGATGAATCCGATGTATGTTCCTTTGTAGCCGTCGAGTTCCATCTTGCAAGCCTTTGTGAAATTGCTCATGAACTCCGATGCAGCACGGATGATGTTGTTCCTGTCCTTGCCTTTGAAATATATTGACAGTTTCAAATGACCCATCTGAACCTCTGTCTCAAATTCCGTCGGCAGTGCTGCACTCGTCAGCCATTCATAAGAATTTGAAAAAGAGGGAGGCTGCACATCGGCGGTCAACTGCTTTGCATCGTATTTCTTGATGTCTATTCCGTTTATTTTCATCGCCCTGTTTTACCTCCCTTTTCGCTTATTTATTACCATTTCCGCATCAACCTTTGACACGGTTCTGCTTGCTATTTCGTCGCCGTCAATGTATGTGTGATTCGTTACATACACAACTTGCGATTTCTGTACTGCATCCAGTTTCTTGTCAAGGATGCTGTTCAATTTGTTGTAAAATTCCGCAAGAGGCAATATTGCCTCGTCTCCTGCCTCGCCTCCTACCATGAGACTGTTTCCGTTGATTCCGAACACGGTCGGATTCGTCATGATACCGCCGTTTTTGTACCATTCGATCGAGAATGACGGGAGTGAACCTTTTCCTCCGATTCCGTATGGTGCTTTTCCTCCGTTTACACTGATGTGTGGGAGGTTCAAATGTGGCAATGACCACTTGAAATTGAACACGCCCTTGATTTTCTCAATCACGCTCGAAACAGTAGACTTTGCACTTTCTAATTTTGACGAAAATGCACCCTTGATGTCGTCAAGCACCGATGACACGGTTGACTTTGCTGCTCCCATTTTTGAGGAAAACGCCGACTTGATACTGTCGAGTTTTCCACCCGTCAGAGTGTTCGCCGTACCCATGAGAGAGTTCATCGTGTCCTTTACGCCTGTGAATGTAGCGGACACAATTCCCTTGATTCCCCCGCCTTTTTCACTGTATGCGGATTTCATGTTGTTTAGTTTCGTTGACACATTGGACTTTGCCGTCTCCATGAGTGAGGTTGCCTTGTCCTTTATGTTCGTGAAATCCGTCGACCATTTTGATTTTATCTCCGAAACTTTTGAGGAGAATCCGGATTTGATTTCCGTCAATTTATTCGTTGCATTATTTTTCCATTCCGTCATTTTTGTCGTGACGGTGGTTTTCATATTCTCCCAACCTGTCGAGACATTGGACTTGATGTCTGAAACCTTTGTTGAGAAATTCGTCTTTATTTCATTCAGTTTGTTTGATGCGTTGGTTTTCCATTCCGTCATTTTTGTGGTGACGGTGGTTTTCATGTTCTCCCAACCATCGGAAACCTTTGTTTTGATTTCTGATGTCTTTTCAGAGAATTTCGATTTGATTTCAGAGAGTTTTCCTCCGGATAAATTATCAACGAATGTGAATCCTGCTGAATAATATCCTTTGATTCCCTCCCATCCGGCAGCAACAACACCCTTGATACCGCCTCCGTTTTCTTCATAGGCGGTTTTCATGTTCCCCAGTTTTTCCTTTGCCGTTTCGGTCGCTGCCGACATGACATTATGAACTGTGTCCTTTACGCCGTTGAATACTTTCGAGGCTGCTTGTCCTATGGTGCTGTTTTTTATGCTGTCACCGATTTCCTTGACCTTATTTGTGACCGCCTCTTTCGCTTTCGTGAATGCTCCCGTGATGGTCTCTTTGATTGCATTGAATTTTTCCTTTATATGCGACCACAATTTTGTCACGGCTTCTTTTGCCTTATCCCAGTTTTTTATCAATAGGACTATTCCCGCAATAATTGCCGTGATAATTGCAACCACTCCGACAGTTTGCAACACTTTCAATGCTACTCCAAACGCCGTCGTTGCGACTGTTGCTGCTGTTGTTGCTGTTGTGTGTGCTGTTGTTGCGACCGTTCCGGCTGCTGTGGCTGCCGTTGATGCCGTATCTGCTGCCGTTCCTGCTGCCGTGGCTGCTGTCTTTGCTGTTATCTTTGCAATGATTTTCGCAGCACCGGAAACAAATTTCTGTCCGGTCGTTACCGTGTCAGAGATTCCCTTTGCCACTTTGCCGAATCCGATTGACAACGGACCGATAGCAGCAACCACAAGACCGACCTTGAGGATTGTTTCTTGCTGTGCCGGAGAGAGCGACGTGAACCATTTTGTCAACTCTTGAATCTTTCCGGTCAGTTTCTCAATCATAGGTGCTGCGGATGTCTGTGCTGTGGATGCCAGTGTCGACAATGCCAGTTTTGCGTTGTTCATCGCAACTTTTGCATTATCAATCGGGTCGAGAGTTCCGTTGTAGGTGTCCTCGACCGTCGTTCCGTATTCCTCCATTGATGACGACAGACTGGTGAGGTCGATTCGGTTCTCACGAATCGCCTTTGTCATTTCTGCTGCACCTTTCTTTCCAAACAGTTCCGTTGCAATCTGCATCGCCTCGGTCTCTGTTTTTGCGTTCTTGATGCTGCCGATGGTCTCTGACAACGCCTCGTCCATTGATTTCCCCTCTGCTGTGGCGTTCTGTAATGCCTTTTTAAGACCCGCCATTGCTTGAGTTGAATCAACACCGTTTGCATCGAATTGAGCCATCAAATTGATTGCTTGAGGCAATGACAGACCCATTTCTTTGAACGCTGCGTTGTTATCAAGTACATTTGATTCAAGCGTGTCAACGGAGATTCCGGTTTCCTGTGCCTTTGCCGTGAGCAATCCTAACAGGTTTCCCGTCTGTGATGCATCCACGTTCCACGCTTTCATGATTTTGTCGACTTGGTCAACTGACTGTGTGACGTTTGTTCCATTGATTGTTGCAAACTGTATGAACTGTTTTGAGGTCTTTTCAAGTTCCGTTCCTGTTGTATGGAATCTTGTGTTGACTTCTCCGATTGCCTCGCCTACCGTCGACATATCCTCCGGCATTGTGCCGAAAACATTATCCGCAGACTTTGTCAATCCCTCAAGTGCCTCTCCGGTTGCTCCGGTCTTTGTCACTATGGTGTCATATCCCTCGTCGAGTTCTTTGAACGCTGCAATAGATGCTGCACCAATGCCCGCAATTCCGGCAGAGACAACCGACATTTTCTTTCCGAAACTTTCCATCTTTGTTCCCGCCGTATCGCAAGCGGTCGCAAATTTTTCAAGTTTATTATCTTTCAACTGGTCATTAACGTTTTTTAGTTCTGCCTCCATGTTCATGAGAGCAGTTTTTGACTTTTCCGTCTTTACTGTCTGATTTGCAAGTGCGGTCTCTGTCTTTCCGATTGCTGTCTCATTTGCAGTAAACTCTTTCTCTAACTTGTCAAGTTCCTCTTTGAGTGCCTTTGACTGTTCGGAGTTCTTTCCGGTCTCTGCTGTCGATTTCTCATAAGCCTCTTTTGCAGCATCAATCTTTGTTTTGAGTTCCTCTTGCTTTGTCTTTTGGTCTGACAGTTTCTTTGTCAACTTCTCCTGCTGCTCACTATTCAATTTCACGATGTTTTTCTGCACCGTGATTTTTTGAGTGAGCGATTCGGCTTTTGCCTTGAGGCTGTCTGTTTCCGACCCGAACAACTTTGCTTTCGTCGCTGCCGTCGTATATTCCGCAGACAAGACTTTCATCTGCGATGCTGCTGATTTCATTTGCGATTGATAACTGCTCGAATCTGCCGATATTTTGACGCTTGTATAAGCCATTCGGTCGCCTCCTCTCTTACTGATTTTCGTTGATTGTATCTAATTCAAATTTTAAGTAGTCCAACAACGTGACAATGTTCTCTTTCATGCATTGACTGTATGAGTTTTTCAATAGCCGAATCACAATTTTTACAACACGGTCAACAATTTCCCCGCAGACTTTCCATTGATTTTCCTCCGGTTGTTCATCCTCGTCCTCATATCCATTTTCACGGTCATAGTCATCGAATGCGGATGCCTCTTTTTCCACCTGCTCAACCTCGACAATGTTCAACATCTTCTCTGCAACAATGTTCTGCATGATGAAATGAACCGTCTTGATTGCCGTCAGAAATTCAACTGCATCAATCTCCCCAACTGCTGCAAGCGACAATTCATTCCCGAACATCTCCTGCATTATCTTTTTGTTGAAAAACATCACTCCGGAGAATTTCTCCGTGTCATTCTTTTCCATGAGACTGATGTATTTTTTATACTGTTCTACCGTTACGGAATTGATGAAAAGTCTCTCACCTCTGCAAGTGACCTCGATTTCCGGTATCACTTGCCACTCTGAAAATTTTTCTCTATCTTCTCCATACGTTTGGTGAGGTCGTCGGCGATTCCCATATCAATGAACTGGAACTCAAGAATCAATCCTGCTGCATCAAGTCCGGTCTCCGGATTCTTTAATTCCTCAACGGTGAACTGGTCTCCGTATGCTTTGCAGATAAAAAGACCCATTGCCTCAATGTCCTGCTTTGAATACCTCTGTTTTGCGTCGACAATCTCTGCAAGTTCGAGATATTCCGTGTATGTGTCGATTGACATTTTCGGCATTGTAAACTCTTTGTTATTGACTATAATTTTTCTTTTCATGATTTATCCTCCTGTTATATGTCCTCTTATTAGCCTAAACCGCCGTTTTTCTCCTGCACTTTGCTGAACCATGCCTTGATTGCCTCTGCTGCCTTTGTGTCTCCGGAAACGAGGTTTGATTCGTCGACCGAAATCTCATACGCATTGTCAAGACTTCTCTCATAGAATGAACCCTTGATGCTCTTTGTTGTCGGAGACAATTTGCCCTCTTTTGTGCTTGCCTCCTCACTGATGCCCTCTGCGAACTTTCCGGCGTATAACCATTTGAAATCATACTTTCCGTTGAGTTTTCTTTCTCTCCATCCGACAGCGACCTCCGGTGCTTTATCATCCGCAGTCTTTACAAGAAAACCGTTCTCGTATAACTGACCGAAAAGAATCTGTCTGTCCTGCGGTGCGAGTGCATTGACCTCAAGTTCGATTTCTGTTCCCTCATAGGAATTGATGACTTCCTCTGTTCCATCGTCAGAGTAAATCTTTTCAGAACTCCACTTTTCGTCAACCTTTGCTTTGATTGCTCTTGCCAGTTTGACCGGAGTTTCTGCAACGTATGCTTTCGCATCGTTCTGTGTGAGTTTTGCGATGTAGAAATCTCTACAACCGCAAGTTCTACTCCTCACAATCTTCTGTTCTGTGTCGCTAACCTGTGTTACTGTTTCGCTCATGTCTATTCCTCCATTTCATAAAACTTTGAAAACCTTTGTGCTTTCATATAGATTCCGTCCTCCGGCTTTGAATCGTCTCCGTTCCTGCCCTCAAACGAAAAGTCTTTTTCTTTCATGAGTTTCTTGATTTCCCTCGCAAGTTCAACCTCGTCACTCTCTGAAAAAATAGTGACCTGCAATGACAGCGTCACTCCCTCCGCATCATCATCCGAAAAGTTCTCGTCGACTTCTCCCAAATCCCACAAGGTCACATGTGTTTTGTGGATGTTCTTGTCATACCACCCTTGCATGACAGTGATTCCCCTGTCTGAAATCTGCTGCAACGCATCCGATGCGTCTTTTATGATGTCCGGACTGTTCACGCTATCACCTCATTTCATTGTGTTGTCTAAATAGGATTGATACTCCTGTTCTGCGATTTTTTGCAGTTCCGCATCTGCCTCACGCCCTGTCGCATAGATAAATTCTTGAGGCGGTCTGTAAATAGTTCCCCAGTTAATGAATTTCACATAAAAGTGTTCGCTATTATCCGACTTTTCCCATCCGACATCCGCTGACGCTCCGGTGTCTTTCACCTTGACCGCCCCCAGTGGAACGCTGTCCGCTGCGTGTGATGTGACCGATGATTTTGAGCCAAATCCTCGACCGCTCAACTTTATATCTGCCGATTTTGGAATCTTCCCCGACATAATACGTTTCACGACAGGTTCACCCTGCTCAACAATCTTTTTGTTGACTGCTCGAATGTCCTCGTCGCTTGCTGCGTCCTCAAATGCTTTCATGAGTTCTTTCAAGCCTTGAAATTCCATTTCGATTTTCACTGCATCACCTCCGGTGTCAGATTATGACACTATGCTCCCGCTCTACATTTCAACTGATATTTCCTGTCGTCTGTGAACATCGGACATGCATCATATATCTTGAACTCAACGCCTTTATATACTGCGTAGAACTCTTTCAAATTCAGTCGGATTTCCTCCATCTTGTCGCAGGCTCTCGTTTCAAACATGATTGTGTTCTCAAGACCTATCTGCAACGCATTGTATTTTTCATTTGTTCCCAAACTCTTGACATCACACCAACATGAGAAAAACTCCTTTTCCTCCTGCTGTCGTCTACCGTCAACAACACTTGTTGTCTTGCGAATTATCTTGATTCTGCCTGTCATTCTGCTGCACCTCCGTATATTTCTTTCAATAGCATGGAGGAAACGGCAGCGGATAGCGTTTTCGTGTCGCTCCGGTACTTGTCACGGTTGTCGTACAGTTCTTTCACGGACATAAATGCAAGCAGTTTTTGACGGCTTGTGAGGTTGTTCCGGTCGAAATTCGGAATCAGTTCCGTCATTTCCTGCATGGTCACATCAAACATCAATTCAAGGATTTCCATGTCGTCATCATAGTCGATGTGGCAATATACCTTGCATGTGGCAATCAGGCCGTCTCTGTATTTCTCTTTTTCTTCATCCGTCATGTTTCTCACCTGCTTTCAATAGCAGGACGGATTCACCGCCCTGCTGCCTTGTTACCCGTTGACAACCTCTGTGATTTCGCCCTTGATGACCGCATCCTTGTCAACCGCCTGCACATCGAAACGGTCACGAACCTTGATTCCGGTCATGTCCTTATCCCATAACCCCGCACCTTTGTCATTGAGGTCGATTGTGAGGACATTTCTGTCAAAGAGTGTGACTGCCTCTTTTAAGTCACCGCAGAAAATAGGATGCTTGTACCCGTCGATTGTGTGACCATCTGTGTTCATAATCTTCTCGGATGCAAGAGTTTTCTTTGATAATTTGATGATAGGATATTCACCGAAAAGCATCTTTCCCTTTGTCTGCTGTGTCGGGTCTTTCTGCAAAATATAGTTGCCGTCTTTATCCTTTAACTTGTCAAGGTAGTTGAAACCGCTCTGATTTGTGATAACAACTGCATTGTCAGCGATTGCAGGGTCTAACTGCTCATTGAAAATGTCCTTGAGGCTGTCAAGGTTCTCGACTGTGACCTCTTTCCCTTTTGTCATCTCATTGAGTACCTTGAGAATCATTGCGTTACGGGTTGCCTTTGTTTTCTTGGCAATCCATTTGTTGATGTATGCCATGATGTTTGATGCTGTGTCCTCAAGTAACTCTGCTGTCATCTTGAGGATTCCACCCTTTTTCTTTACCTTGTACTCAATCGGTAAAAATTCCGGTTCGTCCATCTCCGGAAAATCCGCAGCCTCGTCAACATTGTCAAATGGTGTTGATTCTGCATCAACCTCAATGTTTCGTGTTCCTGTCTTAGTTGTTACGCCCTCGACATTGACATACTGTTCAAGGTTGTCGGATGAACGACGCAACTCGATGATGTCTGTTCTGATGTCCTCCGGAATTGTCACGCCGATTCCGACCTCTCCCTCACTTCCTGCGGTTGTGTCGGATGTGAGTGCATCCTTGTACACCTTGATGTCTGCCTCGTCTGCCTCTTTGTGCAGGAATCCGGCTTTGACAATGTTGACAAATGATTTCACGATGTTCTTTTTGTCCGGCTTGACATCCCCTCCGACCTGCTTTGCAGTTCCGTTGTTGACTTTGTTCTCGATGCCACCCTGCTCGTCCTCGTCCAAATCATAGAGGAGGTCAAATCTGTTCTGTAACTCCTTGAGTTCCTCTTTTGCTGCCTTTGCCTTGTCGAGTTTTCCGTCGTTCACAAGGCTCTTGACCTCATTTTTCTTGTCGTTAATCTGCTTGAGTAACTTCTGTAATTCCTTATTCATGACTTTCTGTCCTCCATTTCTTACATACCGTAAAGGTATAAATCTTTAAGAATCTCCTGCTTTTCTGCCTCGATTCTCTGTTTCTCTGCCTCTGCTGCTGCACTGTTCCGGTTTTCCAATTCCGTAATTACCGCATCGACAATGTCCTTTGTGTCGATTCCCTTGAGTGCCTCCGGAATATTGTTGTATTTCTCGAAAAAGTCAGATGCACACGCTGCAACTGCTGCCTTTTCCTCGATTTCAACGTCGAAATACTGCTGCATCTTCTTACTGTCAAACCATGTCTCATTGCTCATAAGGGTCTGAATCTTGTCTCTTGTGACACCCTCCTGCACATGCTCCATGTAGACATCAAGAATCGAATCCTCGCAGAGATTCAACTGTTTTATGACTGCCTTGAAATCGTCTGCGTTTCCGTATGCCATGCATAACGGTTTGTGAATCATCGCTTGAGCACCTGTTGCGAAATGCAGTTCGTCACATGCAAACATGATGACTGATGCAATGGATGCAGCCATTCCGTCAACATATCCGACTTTGTGTCCGTCATATCGCTTTAACTGGTTGTAGATTGCCAGTCCTGCAAATACGTCTCCACCGCCAGAATTGAAATAGATGTCAATGTCCTCATATCCATCTAACTGGTTGAGGAAATCTGCAATGTCCTGCGGACATCTGTCCTCCTCGTACCACATGGATTCCCATGTCGCCGATACAATGTCGCCGTAGAAATACAAGGAACATCTGCTCTGCTCCTCGTCCTGCTCTAAATCCAAATAGCCGACATTTTCAACTTTCCCGCTGCGTTTATTTTTCTTTGTAAAATCAAAACGTCTTTTTTTTGGCATGATTATTCACCTCCCTCCTGTTTATCCTCGTCCTCTGCCGTGTCGGTTTCGTCCGGTTCTGTTGCTGTGTCCGGCTGCTCTGTGTCCGGCTCTGTTTCTTCCTCCGGTTGCTCCGGTTCATCGGTGTTCTCCTGCTCGGATTCACCTTTCAAATATGCTGCACCCGCCATCGTCAACGGTACGATGCTACCATTCGCAAGTAGGACATCGCCTCCCTCCGCATCTTCCATGTCGAGTTTACGTCTTGCCTCATTCGGTTTGATAATCATTCCACCGACACCATTTTTCAAATACTCCATCTGTGTTTTTGAATCGGTGCGGAACAGTACCTTTTCGTTGAATTTGTAATAATATCCGTCGTCTGATTCTTCATCCGACAGCATCTTATAATTGATTTCTTCCTCATACTGCTTGATGATGAACAGTTCTGTGTCGACGTAGAATGATAACTGCTGCATTTCGCTATTGCTATATGACGACTTTGAATAATCGTTGATTTGATTTGGTTTTACTCCGAACGCTCCTGCAATTTGCAATGCATTGTATTTTTTCAGTTCAAAGAACTGCGAATCGGTCAGTTTGATGTCGAGAGGTGTGAGTTTCATTCCCAACGGAACAGGCAGGATTTTTCCTGTGTTCTTTGCCCCGCTGCCGAACTCCTCAAACGATTTGACAAGTGCCTCTTTTGCCTTTTCGTTCAACTCTCCTGTGTATTCGAGTGTCGCTTTTGCTGTCAGACCGCTCTCGTACAAATTATTCATGAACGCCTGTGATTCGGATGCACCTGCAACCGTATCTCTCAATATCTGCTGCACTGGTAGTCCTGTGATGCCGTTAAAACTGAATGATGTTTTGAAATGCATCACCTCGTCTGTGCTAAATACATATTGACGACCGGATGTCGGGTCTGTGTAGACATACCACAAACGCCCAACTCCTGCGAATATCCCTGCATCGTCAACGACTATCTGCACACAATTTGACTGCATGACCCACAAATCAACGATTTTTATTTCACCGCCGAATTTCTTTCGGTCAAACTTCTTTCTCATATACACATAGCCGTTTCCGTAATGGTTGCGGTTGATTTCAACCGTGTTCCAAAATGTTGTTGGTGTCATGAACGGATTCGGTCTTTTTGAGAGCAGTTTTGATGTATCTGTCGCCTCTGCCTCAATGATTCCCTTGTCCGTTTTCTGATAATATTTGATAGGCATTTTTGCAAGGGTTTCTGACAGCATCTTGAGACATGTGAAATATGTGACCTCTGATGTCGGTTTCCCTTTTCTTTTCAGTCCTATCCGCTCAAGGAATGACGGTGAGTTCAGTGTCACAACGCCTCCGCTGTCCTGTGGTTCACCTCTCCACCAATTTGAAATTTTCACTCCTAATCTCTGAAACGGATTCATTTATTTCTCACCGCCTTTCTTCATGTATTTTTCAAATTGCTCAAGCCATTCATTGACAGTTTCGTTCACATCCGGTCGATACTCCTCTTTCATTGCGTGTTTCCATGCGTCGATGATAGCGTCAATCGGGTCGATTCGTTCTGTCGTGATGTCTTTGTCAATTTTTATTTCACCGTAGTTGTTCGAGATGGTCTTTGCGTTTGCAATCGACCAAACAAGCAGACTGTCAACTGGAACAACTATCTTGTTTCCCTCTTTGCCGACTTCCATTCCCTCGATTTCCACATTGCCCGCAAGAATCTCAAGTCTGAAATCAACGGTCGCATCGTTCAACTCTTTTGCTGTCTGTGTGACAGAGATTGAATCGAATCCCATCGCCTCAAGGTCTGACAGGAATGCTGATGCGTTGTGTGGGTCGTAACAAATCAACTGCGGTTTGAGGTTGTATTCTCTCACCAAATCCTCAAGGTATTTGATGATATATTTGTAATCTGTCTTGATTCCTCCCAGTGTTTCCGTTACCGTCACAAGACCTTTTTCAATCCATACGTCGTATGGTACTTTGTCGGTCTTGATGTGTTCATCCACCCTTGAGGACGGAATGAACGAATGTGTGTGAACAAAATATTTTTTCGTGCCCTCCACCATGAACGGAATCACGATTGCGATTGATGTCAAGTCGCCTCCGGATGACAAGTCAACTCCGACATAGCACTTTGACCCTCTGAAATCCTTGAGTGATTTCAGAACGGCACATGCTTTCCATGATGCAATGTCCTTGATGTACAGTGAATTTGACCACTGCATCCACATATTCAACTGCTTTACAAGGAAATCTCTCAAGTCCTCCCCGCCCATATCACGGGCAGTGTGTGCAATCGGAATGAGGTTCTCAAGTGCATCCCTGTCAAACTCAAGAATCGGGTTCGCTTTTATCCAGTTTTCCGGTGTGTACCTGTCATCGTGTTCGTCCATCTGTGCGATGTAGACAAATTGACTGTCATTCTCGAAAACGCCCTTGAGTAGATTGCAGCAATACTCATACAATTTGTAGCACGGCGACTTGAGGTCGAACCCTGCTGTCGTAATAACTGAAATCAACGCCGACTTGAGTTTCTTGATACCGCCCTCAAGCAGTTTGTACATCTGATTTGTTTTGTGTGCGTGATACTCGTCGACGATTCCCAAATATGCACGGTGTCCGTCAAGTGACTTTGTGTCTCCGGACAACGCTTTGATTTCCGAATGTGTCAGCAAACAGTCAATCGTGTGGTTGTGGTCGTGAACCTTGAACCACTCTGACAAATCCTCGTCGGAATTGATGAATTTTGCGACCTCGTCAAAAACGATGTTCGCTTGGTCTTGCTTTGTAGCCGTACAAAATATTTTTCCGTACTTGTACCCGTCAAAATTGCCGTAATAACACGCCAAAATACCATTGATGAACGATTTTCCGTTCTGTCGTCCTAATTGCACATAGGATGTTCTGAATCGTCTGTATGACTTTTCCTTTGTTCTCCATCCATTGAGCGACCCTAAAATGAAACACTGGAACGGATATGCCGTCACATGCTCATTTTCCTCGCCCTCTGCAATGGTCAATTCCTCTGCGAAATTGATGATTTCCTCCGACTTTTCAACGTCGAAATAGTATTTGTACGGTGCTGCTTTCGATTTTTCGATGTCGTCAAGATGCCTCTGACATGCAAGACGGACATATTCTCCGGCTGTTATCTTGCCCGATACGACATCAAGGGCGTATTGTGTGCAGCGGTCTTGTGTTTCTCCTGCTTTTGCCATGCCTTAATTTGCATATTTCGCAAATTTGTTCTCCGGCTTTTGCTGTTGTGGTTTCGGTACGACCAAACGGCAGCGGGAGGAAACTGTCAGTCCGAAATCTGATGCTCCCTGCCTACACTGTTTCATGCAGCGGTCTTGAATAATCATGAGGCGTTCTCTTTCTCCGGAAACGACCTGTCTTGTACCGACCTGCACACGTTCTTTTTCGCCCGTGTCCGGATTTTCCCGCATCTCATAGACTGGAACATCCTCCATCAATGGAGTTGCTCTGATTTGCTCTGTGATTTCGATGTACTGCGTTTGTGCAATGAGTAGTCTTGCCAGTGCATCGCAATCAAGGTTTGAAATCAGTTTGATTTCGAGTAATTCTTTTGCAATCTTCCGGAACTGTTTCTTTTGTTCCGGTGTCAAATATGACGGAGGTCTCACTTTGTCGCATGGTGCTGTGACCTCGGCGTTTTTTCGTGCCTCAATCTCGGCTTTTGTTAGGTGTTTTCGCCCGTTCATCACAACCAAATCTGTAGGTTGTCTTTGTCCTGCCATGATGCAACAAACCTCCTTTCCGTCAGTATTTCAGTGCTTTTGTGTCACATTCTGACACCTCTTTCGGATATACCCATCTACTGAAATTCTCGTGGGGAGTTTTCTCCAAGGAAAAGAGGGGGTGCGACTAAAAACGAATCGCACAAAACTTTTTTATATCCCCCTGCCTCTCGAAAGTGGTACTCAATCAGTGACCTCAACTGTTTTTGTGTTGCTCTCATACTTGCTTTGCTCTGCTTATACAGTGCAGTGATTGTGTTGTGTGTCTTATGGTTGAGAGGTATGAGGTTGAACGGATTCAATCGCTGTTCCCAGTCGTCCTCAAGTTCAATGATATGGTGAACCGGATTGCATGTGAGCAACTCATGCTCGACATATAATGCGTATATATCTATGTTGTCATAGACCTCAATGATACGTTCCCGCATTGCCCGCCATTCCTTTGATACATAGAACTCTGCTGCTCTCTCGTCTCGCCGTGTGTTGTTGTATATCATGTGTCTCGACTGCTGCCGTTGCTCACACTCCTCGCACATCTTCATTGACTGCGGAATCAACTTCCCACACCTGCATGATTTCAATAGCATCTGCGTTCTCCTCTCTTGCTGTGTTCTCCTGCTGTGTTATCCACAAGAGGCGGGCAGTTATGCACATGACTGTGTATATCCCACCCGCTATATAACAGGAGGGCAAACAGGCAAGAAAAAAGCGACTGCATATCTGCAATCGCTCGTCTCAACTGTTCACGCTAACATATTATCACGTTTATTTTGCCTTTTGTTCACCCACTTTTTACCCCTGTTTTCACCCTCATTTCACCCTGTTTTCACCCCGTTTCTATCATTTTCAATCGCTTTTGCACCGAATAATTTGATTGACAGGCGTTGAATCATCACCCTACACCACTTTTTCGGTGAGTTGCGTCCGCATCCTGTCTCCCTCACTATATCCTCGTATGTCTTGCCCTTTATATAGACCGCCTCAAGTGCGTCGTATTTGTACCCCTCACCTGCTGCCTCTGCATCCTCTTTCAACGATGCAAGAGCCTTTTTCAGATGCTCAAACAGGATGATTGTCTCTGCCTTGCACTCTCTGATTGATTGGAGGAACGCTTTCTCTGCTGATATGTTGTATTTGCCTATATCCGGCACTTGTGAGGTCTCTGACACCGCATCCTTGATATATCGTTCCATTTCACGATAATTCTCAAGATATAGCAAGGTTTTGTCAATGACAGTCTGCTCCTTTTCCTCTTTCATGCTTTTTCCTCGCTTTCTGCTTTCTTCTCATAGGCAGACCGTGCATTTTACGCCAGTTATTCGTGTTTTTGCGATTTTCCGCATCTCTCAAACTGCTCATTTTCAAAATTGCCGTTTTTGCCTGTTGCAAAGTCGTTCCTGTTCGCAAAACTGCCTCAACGAACGCCTCTGCTGTTGTTTCAATCTTGATTTCCGGTTTTTTCGGTTTTTCCGGTTTCGTGACATCCGGATTTGCGGTCGCTTTGTCTGCTGCCGTCTCGATAATGCCCGAAATCTCTTTTTCTGATTTTCCCATCGCCCGAAATCGGTCAATTATGCCTTTTAAGATTCCCATATTATCACAACCCTCCTTTTCGCTTACATAAAAGGCAATTCGCCGTCGACACCGTCCGGAATGTTCATGAATCCGTCTCCTGCGTCTGAATATCCGGCATTTTCTGCCTGTTCTCCTGCTGCCCTCTTGCTTTCCGCAAATTCCTGTTCCTCAATCACAACATCGGTCGTATATACCTTTTGACCGTCTCTGTTGGTGTATGAGCCTGTCTGAATCCTGCCTGTTGCAGCAATTTTCGTTCCCTGTTTCAAATACTTCTCTGCAAATTCGCCATTTTTACCGAATGCGACGCATGATATGAAATCCGCTGACTGCTGCCCGTCTCTTGCACCTCTGCGGTCGACTGCCAGTGTATAACGTGCCACGCACATGGATTCCTGCGAACTATTCTGCTGTGTATATCTGACATTCGGGTCTCTTGTGAGCCTACCCATCAATATGACTTTGTTCATTCTCTTTTTCCGTCCTTTCTTGAATCAATCTCTCGTATAACTGCAAATCCTCCGGCGGGATGTCGAAATTCCAATCTCTCGCAAATTCTATCCCGCCGATGAACGCCTCTTTTTGTCTATCAGTCATTTTCCCGCTGCATGACATATTCATTTTGCATTTTCTGCAATCTGACAAGTCCTTTTTTGAACTCAAGGTCATCACCATTCATGCAGACATCGAATATTTTCTCATAGTCAACAATGTGTGTCTTGATGAACTCTGCCTCTGCTGCCGTCCTGCTCTCGTTGATGAACATTCCCTTGACTGCCTCTTTTATCATTTCGCAGTGTGTCCGTTCCTCCTCTGTCGTCGGAGGCGTGTTCGCAATCATATTCTCATAGGCTTTGTCGATTGCTGCTGCAATGAGTTCTCTCCAACCTTTGCCCCGTTCTCCAATCAACTGACACTCGATGTCCTCGAAACTGTTTCCCTGCCCTGCTGCCGTGATTCTGATGTCCTTTTTGCCCTTTGCTGCAATCAGAGCCAAATCGTCATCGTATGCCTCCATGTAATAGTCAAATTTCGCATCAAAATTCGCATTCGGATTGATGATGATTTCCGGTTGACTGCTGCCCTCTGTCTGAATGCTCACGCCGATGTATTTTGCACCTGTCGCCTTTGCGTTGATGAATATTGCCTTTAATTCGCTTTTGTTCATGCTGCTCCTCCATTCACTAATCTATTGAGTAACTGTTCATACATGGTTTTGTATGTATCTCTTTCGGTCTGCAATCTGATTGTTTCCTCTGACGATGCCATATTCGCAATTTTCTTGTTTTCCTCAACATAGACTGCTGCATCCTGTTCAATCTCTGCGATTGCGTCCTCATGCTCCTGCTGCAACATCTCAATTTCTCTCTTGAGACTGTCGATTTCCTCCTGCTGCTCTTTTATGGTCTCATTGTATTTCTTTGTCGTCTTGATTCCACCGTCCAACTGCAAGGAAATCATGAGAGCAATGTCGATGTTCTCCATTTCCTTGTCAGTACACTCTCCGATGTATGTTCCTACACGCTCCGTTGATACCGAATAGACCTGCTCGCATAATACCGTGCTGACCTTGCCCGTTGACCTTATTGTCACATGTGTCGGGAGGTCTGTTTTCGGCTGTGTTGTCATATACACGATTTCAACAACATTGCTGTTCTCATTGTTCTTGTTATTGCTAACCACTACCGCCGGACGGTCTGCGTGTTGTTCGCTCCCGTTGTAGGATGCCCCCCCTCTGCTGATATAGAACATTTCTCCTCTTTTGATGTCATACATTGATTTCTACCTCCTGCATTCAATATTTTCTATTTCTGAAACTGTGTTTTTGCCTCGTTTCGCCCGCTTTCGTCTTTGTAGTCTGTATTTGATGATATACATAATCTGCATCAAATACGGGTGTTTTTGTTTATAACTCATTGTGCCTCCTCTCTTAATTGAGACCGATGACACACCAACCCTCTGACAATCCGCTGCATGTGATGTCGTCGTCTTTGCAGGTGATTCTCATGTCTGCTGTCTCTCCGGTCGCTTTACCTGCTGCAAATACTACCAATTTGACGACATTTCCGACTTTGAATCCGTCGTCTTTTGTTATCATGTACGGCTTTCTGTTTTCTCCTGTGTATTCCTTGAATTTCTCCTGCGATACTCTGATTGTCTTTATTTCCTCCGATGCTGCTGACGGGAGGTTCTGCATTTTCTCCTCCTGCTCCATCTCACGGAGTTTTTTCTTTGTCTCACGGTCGATTTCCTCCTGCTCCTCTGAATATCTCTGCTCGTCGGTCTTGTATGCCTCTGTGCGGTTCTTGTACTGGTCGCATGAGGTGCATGTTCCGGTCTTGACGTTGCATGTCTCATATTCGGTGCAGGAATAACAGATTGATGTGATTCCCTCCGGATGCGGTGTTTCATAATCGTCGCCCGCTTTTGCCTCCGGTGGATTCATGCCGTTTTCTGCCTCTGTGTCGGATTCTGACACCTGCTGCCCTGCTGTCTTTTCTGCTTTCATGTCTTTCACATCTTTGTGTGTGAGTTCTCCGGTCTCTGTGAATTTTCCCAGTGCCTCCCGCTGCTCGTCCTCTGTCATCCCGCTCAATTCATAGGCTGCGGAAAATGTGAGGCGTTCGCCCTTGAGTTCCTCTTTCCATTCCGGAATCAGATTGTTATTGACCGCCTCTATTTGAGCAACCTTTGTTTTGCTCATGTGCAGCATTGAGGAAATCACCTCTCTCAATCGTCCGGATTGCAGGTCATATCCCTTGATTTTCTTTCCCGCTGCTTTCATACGCTCAAGAGATGCCTTGAGGCGTGTTTCCTCCTCAATCATGTCTGAAACGGTCTTTGTACGGTATGCGTTCGCAATTATGATTTCAACCTGCTCCTCGTCATCGTCCTGCGGTGTCGTCAATTTACTGGTCGCAAGTTCAAACTCTTTATATCCCTTTGATACGAGATACTTGAGAGCCTCCCACCGTCTTTCGCCTGCCACGATTCTATATTCACCCTTTTCGCATGGTGCATATACGAGTTCGAGGTTCTGTTTCAATCCATACATGAGGATGTCTCCTGCCAGTTCCTCAATCTGCTCTACACTGTAAAAATTCATATCGTTCCGGTACATCTTGAAAATTGAGATGTCCTTTGTCCGGAATCTCGCTCTCGGAGATTCATCAATCCCCGCTTTGCTGTTTTTATTCAATGCGTCTTTCACGCTGAATCCTGCTGCCATCTGTTCAACCTCCTGTCATTACTCTGTGAGTTTCTGTTTCTTTGTCTCTGTACGCTCGACGTTGATTTCACCCTTTGCATTCTGTGAAATTGATGCTTTGACCCCCCCTCGGAGGTTCAATGTGACTTTTGCAAGTCCTCCGGTGTAAATCTCCTCGACTGCTGCCTTTAAGATGTTCACGATGCCCTCACCGCATCTCTTGTCCGGTGCTGCGTTCTCTCCAAACAAGGCAGATACATTCATCATTGCTTTTTCTTTCCTTTGTTTCTCTTTCTGATACTCGACCGCCTCTGTGCAGTTGCATGTCATTGTTGCCTGTTCCTCTGCCTGTGGCTGCGTCAGTTCCTTGTCGGTCTCAATCTGTACCATCTGACCGCAAAATCTGCACTGTGCTGTTTTGATAATGTCTCCCATGCTTATTCCTCTCTTTCCGGTCTTATGCGACCTCATGCAATATTATTTTTCTGAATATGCTCTCGAATATCGGAACGGCGATGCTGTTTCCTGCTTGGTCGTATAGTGCTTTGTAATATTTCCCGTTCCTCTGCTGAACCGCTTTCGCCCTGTCGAAATCCTCGTCGGTATATCCCATCAATCGCCAACATTCCCGCTCTGTCAAATACCGATAACGTCCATCTCCTCGGTCGATGACCTGTGCAGGTGTCCGGTCTTGTCTTGTCGTGATTGTATATGCACAATCTGTGATGACTGTCGCCCTCCGGATGCCTTTTTCTCCGATACAAGCAAGGACGGACGGTTGTGTCACGTCGTAAATGTCCGGAACGTCGTCCTCAAGAAACTCCTGCAAGTTCCGCATCGGCGTTCTTATAAGGTCATCGAACTCGAATTTTTCTCCATTCAAAACAGAAACCGTGAACACTCTTTCTCTTGCCTGTGGCAATCCGAACTCTCTTGCATCCAGTACCTCAAAATTGTTTGTATATCCCAGTCGCTCCATTTCAACCATGTACCTGTCAAAATTCGGTCTCATGTATTTCGATTTTACGTTTTTCACATTTTCCCATATCGCATATCGAGGTCGCCATTCGCCCATGTTCTCGATGATATGTATCGTCTCCCACATAAGCGAGGAACGTGTTCCGCTGCCCTCGTCTGAACCTTTTCCTCTGTTGATTCTGCCCTCTCCGGTCGCTTTTCCTTGATGCCCTGCGATGCTCATATCTTGGCAAGGCGAACCATGAATCAGAATGTCCGGTTTCAAGTTCCATCCGACGACTGTCTGTGTTTTATATGCCAATTCCTCACGGAACATCGAATTGTATGACCGTACTGCTTTTTCATTGATTTCCACATAATCAATCGCTTTTGTCGGAATGTTCAAATTTCTCAAGGCACATCGAGGCGACCCAATCCCTCCGAATAACTCAAGGATTTGTATTGTGTCGTTTTCCATGTCTATTCCTCCATTTCCTTGAGTAACTCATGCACCACGCATCTATAATCTTGAGACACGATTCCTCTCTTTGAAAATTTCGGGAGTGGAATCATCGCCGTTGTTGATTTCTCTGCAACGATTGAACGGCGAATCGGTGTGACGAACATGTCGAATCCGGATTCTGTTTTCAACCATTCCTCCACCTCAAGAGAGGTCTTGTTTTTCTGTCGCATTGTCATGAGTGCCTTGATTCTCAAATCCGGATTGATGTCTCTCAAATCCTCAATCTGCTCCTCAAGGTTCTGCAATGCCTCGATTTCATATCCTCCGACCTTTACCGGAGCAATGACAAGTTCTGCTGCAATCAGAATGTTAATGACTACCATGTCGAGCAAGCGACCGCAATCACAAATGCAATAATCGTATGCGTCAGATACTTCCTCCAACGCCTCACGCATCCTTGTGACTTGATTGTCCTCTGACTTGAGCAGCAGATTCATGTCGGTTTTCATGAGATAGCCATTCGCCGGAATGATGTCAATGTGCGAATAGTCGGTCGGTCGAATCAAATCGCCCGTTTTATATGTACCTCCGACACATTCATGTTTCTCAAGCAATTCACTCATGCCGATTCCGTCCGGCTCATATACACCGAACGTCTTTGATGTGTCTCCCTGTGGGTCTCCATCTAACACAAGCACTCTTTTCCCCTGCTCCTCGCCCAACATATAGGCGATTGAATCGGATGTCGTTGTTTTCCCGATTCCTCCTTTTGGTGACATTACTGCAATGATTTTCATGTCCTTTTTCCTCCTGTTCTCCTGTTATTGTCCTGTTATAAATAAATTGTGTAATACAGTTTCATTTGCAATTCTTGAAACTTATAGTCCGGCGTTTCGTCCGGTCGTAATGGTGACATGAGGTTCAATTCTTTCCATTTCCTGTGAGTAATCTCCGGAACTGCTCTGAATTTCACAACCTCGTCAAATTTATACTGTTCATAGAGTTTGCAGTTCGTGTGACCGACCTCCGGTGCAAATAATGCAAGATACCCGACGAATATTTCCTCGTCTCCCTTGATGATTCGCAGCATGTCCGCACTCTCTAATATGTTGAGTAAATCTGCAAGTGTCATGACCTGCCTCCCTTGACTTTCCCGTCCTTGAGGATGCTGTTGTTCGGGATGCTCATTTTGTTGTTGAAATCCTCCTCCGGACAATAGCACAACGCAAGATTCAAATATTCCTCAATGACTTTGATTGCCTCCTCTGCTGAATAGCAGGTTGCGACAAAATGTCCTGCTGCTGCCATGTCTGCAAGGAACTCTTTTTGTGTGTCCTGCTGCCTGTTGTTGCCGTATTTCATTTCGATAAACAATCCGCAGTAAATCCCTTTCGGATATGGGAGGCACAAATCAGAAACGCCCGCCTTGACACCCATCTGTTTGAATTTGACTGCCTCTGCTCTGTTCCTGCTGCCTCCGTTCGGCACATGGAACAACCATCTCAATTCCGGATAACGGTTCATGTTCCAATTCGCCCACGACACAACATTGATTTGCTCTGTGTCCTCACTTCTCATTGCGTATTTCATATTCATCCGCATTCACCTCTCTTTTGCATATTCGTAATATTCACATGTCAGACATAAATGTCTGCAATCCTTTACTTTGAACATGTGTCCGATTCTCTCGATGACTTCTCTCATTTTCACCTGTCCTGCTCCTCCATTTCTAAAACCATGTAGGCATGAATGAAAATGCTCTTGTGTTTCCTGCCGAACTGGTCTTTTGTCGGAGGTACTTCATGCATGTTCTCAATCGTTCTCTTTGCCTCCCACCATCGGCGTGTTTTCCCATCTCTCGAAATCGGTTTGAAATGTACCTTGACCGTTCCCTTGACAATGGAAAACTGGTCTCTGTCTACCCGCAGGATGTCATCGAATCCCGCTGCCTTGACTGCTGCCTCTGCTTTTCGGAAATACCTCTCTTTCGATTCCGGTTTCCAGTCAAACATCATTTCCCGACCACCTCCTCAATCTCTTTCATTCTCTGCATGATTGCCGTGTTGTACGAATAGACATACACGCCGTTGTTCCACAAATGTTCCCTTGCACCTTTTTCACCGTAGTTGTACGCTGCAAGTGCATCCTGCACCGTTCCGTATTTCTTGAGTAGGTATGAGAGGAAATCAACCCCGACCCTCACGTTTTGATATGGATTCATGAGGTCGGTGCATCCTAATTTCTGCATCCTGTCGGTGTGCCATTTCTCATATATCTGCATATATCCCTTTGACTGCCCGCCGTCTCCGGTCTTGTCGAACTCATATCCGGATTCATGCTCTATAATCGCCAATACAAGGGCATACGGAACATCGTTTTGCTTGCATAGACTTCTTGTGTATATCTGCATTTTCTCCGGAAAATAGCCTTTGTCTGCATACTGCTCCGGCAGTTCGTAATATACAAATCCCTCAAGGTCATCACTTCCCCAGTCCTCGGACATGGTGTCAAAAACCTTGTATTTATCCTCGATGCTTTCTGCCGTCTGTGTCATCGTCTCCGGATTTTCTATCACTTCCGCTTGTATCGCCTCCGGTTCTTTCTCCTGCTCCGGTTCTTTGACGTTGAACAGTATCATGCAGAATCCCGCCAGTAATACCGCAATCAGTGTGATGTGAAATGCATTATACAAACCTGCTCTTTTCAATGCCCGTTTTATCCGTCTTATTCGTCTTTTCACCTGTCGACCTCCTTTTCCGCATTCGTGCATGTATATAAAACATGCAATTAAAATCGTTGTAGTACACATTTGCATTTGTGAAATCCATGTCCGGATACCACTTTTTCAATATCTCCGGAATGGAATCTCTGTCCTTGACCATCTTGTCAACGAATGAGCCTATTTTTTTATAACTTCCTCCTGCTGCCGGACGTTTGGAATGAACGACCTTGATTCGTGGGTCTCTCAATCCCTGCGAACTGTTCCATCTCTTTTCCGACGGAACACGGTTCTTTTCCTCGACAATATAATTCGCCATACCGGACAGACCGTTTTCGTCCGTCTGTAATCGGCGAACCTCGTTTCTGCTTGACTGTTTCCAACAGGATTCAACCGTCTCCATGTCTAACGCTCCATCCATGACAATGTGATGATGCCATCTGATTTCCGCATCCGGATTGTATGCGGTCACATAGACATATTTCGCATTCGGGAGGCCTCTCTTTTTCCTCTGATAGTTGATGCGTCGAATGTACTTTTGCACATTCTTGATTGCTGCATCCACATCCCCGTCCGGTGGGAGATGCTCGTCATCATAGGTCAATGTCATCCAAATATCACGGTCACTGAAATTCTCATTGATTAGCCTCTCAACATATTTCCGTGCATTCTTGTCATTCAGATTCTTTTGAGCCTTGTTGTTGTCTTTCTTGATTGTCCTCCCCTCCGGAGGTACTTCATCCATGCTCCGGAACTGCGGATATATCTCAATTTCAAACTGGTCTCCTGCTGTTATCTCTTTCAAGGCATATATAACTTTTTTTCTGTGTTGGAACAGGTTCTCAATGAACCACTCATGCATGTCCTCCATCGCTTTGTTATATGCTGCCTCATAATCATACGGGATATATTGCATCCCTCTTTTTCTTGCCATCTGACACAATCCTCCTGTTATGTTTTCGTAGACTTGTTATTATCTATTACAAGGACGATAAAAGTTCCGAAAACCTTTGATTTTATAGACCTTTTCAGTCGCTTTTCAAGTTGCTTTTTTGTGTCAGATTTGCTATAATATTTCTATCAGTTAGCGACTGACACAATCGGTCGATACAAGGACGACCACTGCAATGGTTGTCCTTTTTCTTTGTTCTCATGCTCCTGCTATGTACTGCCCCGCCATTATGACGGGGCGTTTTCATTAAACGGCTGCAACCGCCTCTTTCTGTTCCCATCTGCGACGTTCCTCTGCTTTTCCCGCTGCCTTACCCTCGGCATACGCAGACATCACCATAATGGTCATTGACTTCCCCTCAAGGTCGTCGATGTTCATGAATTTTTCTGCCATGCTCTCAATCACTGCCTTTTTCTCGTTTCTCGTCATTTTTCAACACCTCCTCGGATTCGCTCAATCTCTTTTTCTATGTTCTTTCCGGAATAATCTGCAAGCAGTTTTTCCGAAATGTGATACGTCCAAATTGAGGACATCTGCACCGCCGTTCCTATCGGGAGTTTTCCCTGCTGCATTGCTACCCTCACGAATTGCGGTGATACATTGAGGATTGCTGCTGCCTCTGTCGGCAATATTCGTCCTATATCCATCCTGTTTCCTCCTGTTGGTGGCTCTCTCGGTCTTTTCATCCCGTCCACCTCTTTTCCGGCAATGTACACCGTGTTGATGCTTTTCACATTAAAAATCATCGAAAACCTGTTGACCATCCACGCACTTTGTAGCAGGTGCGACCGCTGCCATGTTTCCCACGGTATCGCTGCACGATGTCTTTCGGCTTGCCATCGTCAGAGTGTCGGTTGCCATCCGGACACTGACGGGGCGACTGCTGCCCCGTTTCGGCTTTTATTTTCCCGCCCTGCATTGTATAATCATTGCAAGGAGGTGATTTCATGAGAGATTCAATCATTGTTAGCATTTCGGAACTCCGTTCCCTCGTTCAAGATGCTCGTCGCACTGGAAAACAATATGTGCAACTTTCCATTCTTGAACCTCTTGACGATTCCGACGGTGGAGAGCCTGTTCCCGCAGAACTCTCTCTTTGTGCTTTTGATTCATCGGAGTGCATAGAGTTTGACAATATCTATGCACCCGAAAACGAATCCGAACTCAATGAGCAAATTGCAACCGCTGTTCACATGAGTTCTAATCTGTTATGAATTTAGGTCTATCACGTACCGGAGATTTGAGGTTTCTGCCTTATGTCTCCGGTATTTGATTCTCCGGATTTCCTTGTCAACCACTTCCTTGAGGCTTTCTTTTTCCTCCTCGGTCAATCCTTTTACTACAATTTCAAAGGTGTCCTCCTCGTTTTCCTCGACCCAAATCATCGCAGTTTCTGCTCCCATGCTTACCTCTAATCGGGTGTTGAGGTCTGAAATGTGGAATCCGGAAAAACTCTCGTCTGTTGAGGTCGTCTTGTAAATCGGATAACCTGCTCTTTTGCTGCTTTCCTCGTCTTTTTGGTAGTCTGTCGGGAAAATGCTTGCTGCTACTTCCCACGCTGTTGACATGTCACTCACTTTTATGCTTTTTGTCATTCTGTTTCGCCTCCTGTTCGTTTCGTTTGAATACATTGTAATTCCGTTTGAATACTTTGTCAACTCTTTTTTGTTGCGTTTGAAAACTTTTTTATTGATTTTTGTCTTTTTCGGTGGTATGCTTTAGAAAACAGAGGAGGTGATTCCAAATGACGCAAGGCGAACGAATCAGAGAATTGCGAAAAACTTTGAAAATGACGATGGAACAGTTCGGCGAGAAAATAGGTGTTACGAAATCCACTATCTCTAATATTGAGAACGGAAATCGGAACGCCACCGAACACATGGTCAAATCAATCTGCCGTGAATTTAATGTTGATTATATATGGTTGACTACTGGTGACGGTGAGATGTTCGTTGATACTGACGACGATTTCATCGAAAGAATTGACCGCATCATGGTAGGTGAGGACGATGCCCGCAAGAATCTTTTCAAGGCACTGCTTGAGGCAAGCGACGAGGACATCGCAGCATTTCAAAGAATCATAGATTTATTTGCATCAAAAAAAGACTGACAGTCTTTCAACTGCCAGTCTCATGGGTGTAGAGATACAACACGAATTTGTATATCCTCTTGAGGATGCGTTCGCTGTGTATCTTTCCGACTATTTCGACAATAGCCTCTTTGTAATTCAAGGGAGACACCACCCCCTTTCCGAATTGCATTGTATCATATATTTCCATGATTGTGGAAATATCGAGGTTGATTTCCATAATCATGGAAATCGTTCCTCCTGCTGCCGGAATCCCGCTGCATTATGGTACAATTATTTGTATTCGGATTCAAACAGGTCGGTGATGTTCACGCCTAATGCAATCGCTATCATTTCAAGTTGAAACAATGTCGGTGACACCTTACCGTTTTCGATGTTGTTTATCGTAGATTTTCCGATTCCGGATTTCTTCGATAACTCCATCAATGTGAACCCTTTTGAGGTTCTCACTTCCCACACAAGGATTTTCATTCTGCTCACCTCCTCTCTTGAGGAAAGTTTACAGAATGTTGATTTTATAGAAATGGAGGTGTGTTCATGAAATACGGTGTCAGAAAGCCAAACATCAAGAAAAGCATCAAGGCAAGAACAACAGGAAAAGTCAAACGGCAGGTCAAAAAGGCGGTCAATCCCCTTTATGGTAAAAAGGGAATGGGAATCGTCAACGACCCGAAAAAGGCAGCATACAACGCAGTGTATAACAGAACTACCGTCGGCGTGTCCGACATTGCAAAAGGATTGACGGCTGCAAACGGAAATCCTGCTGCATCCAGTTCAACAAATGCACCGCAGAAAAAGGAATACTCTGCAAATACATACAGTGTTTGCGGAATCCTCATGATTGTTCTCGGTGCTGTCCTTGCACTTTTAGGATTGATTCTATTGCTTGCTGTTCCGGTTGCCGGAATAATTGCTGTTGTGGTCGGTGTCGCATGTGTCGTCATTGGTCGCAAGTATAGAAAAGTCGCAAAAGAACGCCGTGCAAATGAATAATGCACAACAAAAAAAGACGACCCACGCTGCAACGTGAATCGCCTTTATGAAACCTCCGTCTCATGCTCCTGCAAAAAGCACCGACAGAATGTTCCTGCAAACACCATTCTATCATAAAACCGTGCTTTTTGCATTGGTTTTATTTTTTATACTCTTTTTTAGGATGGTGATTTTATGAAACTACCGAACGGATTCGGAACGGTTTACAAATTATCGGGAAATCGCCGGAATCCTTATGTTGCCAAAAAGACAAAAGGATGGGAAATCGACCCGAAAACAGGTAAATCAAAACAATTATATACGGTCGTCGGATATTACCCGACCCGTAAAGAGGCATTGACCGCACTTGCGGAGTTCAATGCAAATCCTTATGATGTGGATGCTGCAAAAGTCACATTCGAGGATGTATATGAGCGATGGTCTGATGAACATTTTCCGACCGTCAGTGATTCCAACGTCAAGGGTTATCGTGCAGCATGGGCGTTGTGTGATAAACTTGCACGGATGCGGTTTGTCGATGTCAAACTCGACCATCTGCAAATGATTGTCGATGAATCCGGCAAAAATTATCCAACACTCCGGAAATTGAAAGTCCTGCTCGGTCTGATGTATAAATACGCCGTGATTCATGAGATTATCCCAAAAGAACGGAATCTCGTTGAATACCTCGACATCAAAAAGGCAGGAAACCCGAACGCATACAACCGGAAACCTTTTTCAAAGACAGAGGTCAAAAAGATATGGGATGTCAAGGATTCAAATATATATTATACTGTCATCCTCATGCTGATATATACCGGATGCAGAATCGGCGAACTCCTCGACCTCAAGAAAAAAAATGTGAACCTTGAGGAAAGATATTTCAAGATTGTCGCCTCGAAAACTGCTGCCGGAATCCGTACCGCTCCAATCTCTGAAAAGGTTTATCCGTTCTTTGAATACTGGTACAACCTCAATGATTGTGAATATCTCCTCTCTACTCCGGAGGGTGAACATTTCAAATACCGGAATTATTATGATTCGTACTGGTCGCCACTTATTGAGACCCTCGGAATGAAACACCGTCCTCACGATACCCGTCACACATGTATTTCCATGTTGACGGTTGCCGGAGTGTCAGACAAGGTCATCAAGAAAATTGTCGGTCATAAAGGGCAGGGCGTGACAGAGGTCGTATATACACATTTTGAAATCGAGGAACTGATTGACGCTATCAACAAAATATAGAGGTGTGCCATGAATAGAACTGAATACAAAAACAATTTCGGGCGTGAACATTACGAACGAATCAATCTCGTTGTACCTAAAGGCATGAAAGACATCATCAAGGCTCTTGCATCCAGTAAAGGAATGTCGGTCAATGCGTACATGCAAGACCTTGTCAGAAAAGACCAATGCGGTTTATTTGATACAATGCAGATTGCAGAAAAGAACAGAGACATGATTTCCGGAATCACCGGAAACATGCACGACGGATATGACATCATTTTCAAGGACGGTCATTCCTGCCATTGCAGGACGAAAAAGGATGTCCGGTCATGTATCATTGAATACTGCAACGAAAAGGGCGATTGATTCGTCCTTTTTTATTGCGAAAATGTGTCTTACACAAGACTTGCAATGTCTTACACAAGACAGTGTTTTCCGTGTTAGTTACCTGTTAGTTATGTGTTAGTTACCGTTGAAATTTCGTGTGTTTTTGTGGTGTCTGATAGATTTATCGGAATATAAAGAAATCCCCGAAAACTCGATGTTTTCGGGGAAATTTGCTCTTTTCTGATATTCGTTTGAATTATCTCTTGCTGAACTGAGGAGCTCTACGAGCTGCCTTTAAGCCGTACTTCTTACGTTCTTTCATACGAGGATCACGAGTTAAGAAGCCTGCCTTCTTCAGTACGGGTCTGAAGTCT